AACAGAGGAAGAATTAAGAGCAGAGATTGAAAATCAGAAAACAATGTTTTATTTGCAACAACAGGAAAATGACGAGTAGTTTTTATTAAAGTATAGAAATACTAATGAGTTACTACATTTTGCATATGTATATTTGGAAAGGTTATTATCAGGTTGGGACCCCATGTCCCAACCATTTTTTTTATTATTTCTAAAAAATAAACCATAGTAGATGTATTTTTCTACAAAAATAGACCATCCTAGAATTCGACATTGCAATATTAATAACAAACAAAAAGTTTAGCAGAACAAACTTTAACTTTGCGACATTATGTCGGGAAGTGCATTTTATAAAACTATTATTTTCACATTCCCACTGTGAAAATAAAAAAATTTTAGCAGTTACAGTTTTATGAATAAAAAAATCTTTATGTTAAACTAATTAGGTCAGACCTGGGAAAGACAATTTAATAACAATAAAAAACGCCAAGAAGTAATCTACAGAAAAAGTAGGTTTTACTCTTGGCGTTTGTTGTTATCAGGGTATTAGGGTGTCCCTAACAAGAATGCATTTGTGGCCACAAATGCGTATCTTGCAATATACATTTACACCACTAAAAAATACGAAGCACAGGAGGGAAAAATGAAACAATACATAAAAAAAGAAACAAGATTAGCGGACTTTGATCCATGTCCCAGATTTATCTGGAATGAAGGTTTATCAAGCTTGGCTATTTCAGTATATACTCTTTTGCTTGGAAGAGTTTCATTGTCGAAACAAAACGATATGATTGATGAGCAGGGAAGAGTGTATGTAATTTATACAGTAAAGCATATGGCAGAAAAACTGTCCAGGTCGGAACCACCGATTTACGCTGCACTGAAAATGTTAGAAGAAAAAGGATTAATAGAGAGGAAAAGTTCAGGCAAAGGAAATCCTAATCATATTTATGTAAAGATTAAACCATATAAAGAAAATGTAAGTAAGGACTTAAACAAATTTAATACGGGTACTAAAGAAAACGATAAATATGACATTAAGAAATCAAAAGAAACTACCTTAAGTAATCCTAATACTAATAAATATATTAATAAAAATAATATAGAAAATAATTATAAATATAGACAAGGAGACAGATTGTAATGGAAAAACAAAATTATAATATCAATGAATCAGAACAAATAGAAACCAACCAATCAGAGCAAATAGAAGAAAAGCAATTAGAACAGATAGAATATTGCAAAGTATGTGGGAAACCAATAACAAAACGCTTTAATTTCTGGGATAAAAAATCAAGGTTGGTTCGTTGCAGATGTGATTGCGATGAAAAATCCGAGCAGGAGAAAATTAATAAAGAGCAAGAGAGAAAGAAAAAGGAGCAGGTAACAAAATTGAAAAACGATTGCTTTAGCAATAAGGCAATGTGGAGTTGGAATTTTGACAATGATGATGGTCGAAATCCTAAAATGGAAATTGCACAAAAATACGTTCTAAAGTGGGAGACCATGATGGAGCAGAATTATGGTTTGATGTTTATTGGAGATGTTGGCAGTGGGAAAAGTTATATGGCTGCCTGCATAGCTAACTCATTAACAAATCAAGGTTATACAGTGAAGATGACGAATTTTATAAAAATCAGAAATGACATTTTTAGTGCCGCAGATAAAAATGCTTATGTGGAAAAATTGTGTGATTACGATTTACTTATTCTTGATGATATTGGTACAGAGAGAAATACGGACTATTCGTTAGAAAATGTCTATTGGGTTATTGATGAGATAGTTATATCAAAACACACAACCCCCGAAAAGCCTATGCTTACGGGGGTTTTCTTTTTTTAAAAGTGTGTTAAAATATACAAAAATCAGTGCGTAATACACAAACAATACACAAGCAATACACAAGAAAAATGGTATCTTGTGCAAGATTTTAACAGTCTTGTGCAAGATATTGATTTAACAAAAAAGGTGCCGATTAGGCACCAATTTTTTTACAATATTCAATTATGGCAGAGCGAGCTTCTCTCTTGGTTCGGCAATGTACTTTATAGCCATCTTTAAAAATAATATCATAACCATCATGCATATTCCCGGTAATTCCTGAAATTAATTCTTTGTTTTTATCTGCAACCTGCATAGTATCAAAAAAGCCTTCCTGATCTTTTCTAATTAAATCCTGTATATAAGAATTAATAGACATCCCTTTTTGGTTTGCAAGAACTTTAATCGTATTCTTCATACCCTTTGGTACCGCAAGATGTATTCTTTCATAGTGTTCATTATAGAATTGTTGTTTGTACTTGTTTTTATTCATAAGTATCACCTGCTTAAATTTTATTTATGGCTTCAAGCTTATAAGGTAGGTCAATATGTGTATAAACAGCTCTGGTCACATTCTGTCCCTTATGCCCCACAATTTGTTGAAGAATGCGTTCATCCACACAAACTTCTGTTAAAAGACTAATGCACGTATGTCTTGCATCATGTGGTCGGTGTCCTTTATAAGTTGGTTTCTTTTTATCTTCAACAGGTACTAATTGACCCATATTTAATTGAACCATTACAGGAACCCAATAGGAATCATAATAATTACGATAAGTAAAATGTTTTTCACTTGGGGAGCAGATTAAATAATCACTATTTTTTTTCATCCAATATTCAAATAAAGGAACAATCTTTTCTGCAATTGGAACTTCTCTAATACCGGTAGCAGTCTTAGATTCTTTCACAAAAAACCATCTTTCTTCAAGATGAATATCTTCTTTCTTTAAGTCTAGTAATTCGCCTATTCTAAGTCCTGTATATATTAGAATTAAAACAACTGAAACATACTCATTGGAATCCTTAGCATCCCAAATGGCTTTAATTTGCTTTTTGCTAAAAGGTTTTCTATTAAAAGCATTAGGATTACCAGCTGATTTAATATCTATGTATTTTATTAATTCTCTTTTTTCAGGCGGTAAATATTCGTGTATTACGGCATAATCATACATAAGACCTAGTAAGACCTTATATTTTCTTAAGGTAGGATAGTTTTTACCTGATTTGTCAGCTATTTGTTGTAAGTGATCTAGCTTAATATCAGTTAGTACCATATTTTCAATATCTGAGCATAGTTTAAATGCTGCTTTATATCCTTTCACATTTGATTCTGACACCGTTGGAAAATGTTTTTCTGACCACTTTTCATACAATGTTTTAAAAGTCAATCTTCCAACAGTTAAATCATAAGGATTTTCGTTATAATCCGCCAGGGCTTGTAAGGCTTCTTTCTGCGTAGCATAATAACCTAAATTACCATAAATTTGTTTAGCCTTTCCATCAACTAAACATCGTTGTAAAGTAATTCTGACTCTCCAAGGTTTTCGTCTTTTTCCTGAAAGCTTATGTACGCTTCCGTATCCATTAGGTAATCTCATATTGTATTCCTTTCTCCCTAAAAAAGGGTATAAAAATAACACCCAGCATTTGACCGGATGCTCCAGAAATGATACAATACAACTTGTCTAGGGTGGTATTTATATCACTTGTGGAGCTGGTCGTTAGCGGCTGGCTCTTTTATTTTAGATTCTAAACCTTTCGATTTCGAGGGGGTTGAATGTTGACTAAATATTAACTAAGTATTGACTAAACGTTGACTAAATGCTTCGATTTGATATAATATACTTAGCAAGAGAACCGAAAGCTAGATTGAGCCTAGCTTCTGGTTGTGATAGTAAGTTAAGAAGTAACGTCTACCTTTACCAGAGAGAGGACGTTACTTTTTTGCATTAATGATAGCTAATACAAGAGTTATAACAGCGCAAAGCATAATTACAAATTCGAATAAATCTCCATATGTAACCATTGGCATCAGCTCCTTTCGTAGAATACAGAAGCCAGCCAACCGCCCCTTCGGTTCCCCTGGTAAGCATATTATATTTTCAAAGTACTTTTAGTTAGTCACTTATCTTATGTCAAAAATTCTTAATCACACCAACTGAATTATATCCAAACTCGATGATGTAATTTTTGTGTTTTATGTAGCAACCATATTTATGCATATAAGCGTTTATGGTGTCTGCCAGGAATTGCTCTGTTACGTTTAAGAACTCGGCAGTTTCATAAAAATTAGTGCAGTGGTTCTCATAAGCTGCAATAATGCTGTCTAGATCAATCAATTTCTGATACCCCCAAAGCCTTGCTCTATGCTCCTGTTGGCGATTGGATGCAGAACTCATAGTTAATATATTCCCGTTAGAAGTATGATGATGTCCCATCTCTTCTGCCAAAACACAACGTTTCTGTGTAGAGTTTTCCAAACTATCACTTATACCAACAACACCGTCACAGTACAATCCTTTAATGTTAGGGTTTTCAAAAGTGTAAACAATAATCTCTATACCATCCTCGCAGGCTTCTGATTCTAATTGTTCTAACTGGTTCAAGAAATCACCTCCCCACTAGAGTATACTTTTTAAGGTGTCCCATAAAAAGGACTACTTTCTTTTATTCTTTACAAATTCAACGAAGTTTTTAATTTCTTCCATTTCTGCTTCTGAAAATTCCTCACCCTCAAAGTGTGCTGCAAGAGTGTTGACTTCTGGGAAAGGATTTGATGGTTTTCCCATTAAAAAATTCATATCAACGTTAAAAAAATCAGCAATAGTTTCTAAGGTTTCAAAATCAGGTTCTCTGTTTCCATTTTCGTACATACTAACAGTACTTTTTGAAATATCTAGCTTTTTAGCCAATTCCTGTTGAGTTAACCCTTCTCTTTTGCGTAAATATTTTAGCATATCAGAAAAATTATTCATAAGAAGACCTCCTTTTTTATATCTTAATATAAGTATACACGAAATGTGAAAAAAAACAACAAAAAAATCACAAAAAGTGGTTGACATAGGTACACAAAACGTGTACAATATAAGAGTAGCAAGGAGATGCAGGAAAGGAGAAAAGAAATGGAATACGAAGAAATGAATTTAGCAGAATTATTAAAACAAACGACAGAAGAAAATCAAACAAGAAAAATCTTAGCAATCTTGGAAGAAAGCGAAGATTTGGAGAAAGCAAAAGAAAAAGTAAAAGCCCTACTTAAATAACTAAGTAGGGCGGTAAATAACAAAGACACACAAGGGCGACACTTCTTAACATTCCTGCTAAGTCGCCCAAGTGATTAAATTAATTATAACATATTATTAAAAAAAGTAAAGGAAGTGATAAAGTGAATACAAAAGTTATAGGACAAAGACTAATAGAACTAAGAGGGGAACGTAAAAGAGAAGAAGTTGCAAACGCAATTGGTGTAAGCAAATCAGCTATTGCAATGTATGAAGCAGGTGAAAGAGTTCCAAGAGATCCTCTTAAATTAAAAATAGCTAATTACTATAACAAAACAGTTGAAGAAATTTTTTTTGCTGAATAAGTACACGATACGTAAAACATTACGGAAAGTAAAACACGATACGTAAAGAAAAAGAGGAGAAACAAATGGAAGATAAACAGAAAATATGCGATTTATTAGTACCAGTATTACAGGAAACAAGAGATTTTCAGGAATTGGAAAGTTTGAAATACAACAAAGACAACGAAACAGTTGTGGCGACTTTCTGGTACGGAGCAGTGAAAACTGCAAATGTTCATATGGATTCAGGAACATCAATGATTAGAGATATTATCGAACAGATTCGTTAATTTATCTTATAAAACTGTTGACAAACCTCGTGCTTTACAGCACAAGGGAAACCTCGGAAAAAGTCGTATCATTTTAATATCAAAACGAAAGGAGCAAAGGAATGATACAGACAACCATTAGGATACCAACAGAGCTACACGTAAAGCTTAAGGAATTGGCGAAGAAAAGAGGTTTGACAGTTAATGCGTTAATTATTCAGGCTTTATGGAAATTATAGGAGGTGTGAATATGGGGGAAAGAATGACAGTAAAGGAAGCTGCAGCATTATTAGAATGCTCTCAGGAAACAATAAGGCTGGGATTGATTGCAAATGTGTATAAATTTGGTTATGCGGTTAAGACTTCATCAAAATATACATACGTCATCATGAGGAATAAATTTTATGAAGAAACCGGCATAGAAAGGGGTGATTGAATTGGTGGACATAATCAAAACAATTAGTAAATAACAGGAGGATAAAAAGAAACAATGGAAACAAACAAAAGACTTGAAGTGAAAGAAGTTAAAAGAAAAGAGCCTGAATGTACTGCAATACGTTCAAGCTCATACAAAAACAAACCACTTAAAGATTACCACATTATCGCTGAAAAGTACAGAGTACTTAACGGATTCAAGAACGTGGTAATAGGAGTAATAACAGGAGCAGTGATGTTAGTCAATGGCTGGATTGAGGTAGACAGCAAGGCAGGGCAGTTACTTGTGGCACTGGGAATGGTAATACTGGTTACATTATTGATGCACTGCACAGATGAAATTCTTAATGAACAGGTTGATTAGAAATGGTTACAAGAAAGAAATTTGCAAGTAAACCTGAATGGCTTCTTGCAAGAAAGGGAAAGATAGGTGGTTCTGATGCAGCAGCAGTGTTGGGACTTAATCCCTACAAGAACAATGTGGAGTTTTGGAATGAAATGGTTGGAATAACCAAGCCAAGAGACATATCAAATGAACCGTATGTAATATATGGAAGCATGGCAGAGGAACACATAAGAGCAATATTTGCATTGGACCACCCGGAATACAAGGTTGAATACTTTGGTGATAACATGCTTCTCAATGACAAGTATCCGTTTGCTCACGCATCACTTGATGGAGAACTGACAGAACTTGAAACCGGGAGGAAGGGCATATTTGAATGCAAGACCAGTGAGCTTTTTGGTTCAATGCACAAGGAAAAATGGGATGGTGAACACATCCCGGACAATTATTACATACAGGTGCTTCATTACCTGATGGTGACGGAATATGAGTTTGTCGAACTCAGGGCACAGATAAAGAGTGTGTGGAATAAGAGCATAAGGCTAATCACAAAGGATTATCACATTGAAAGGGCAGATGTTGAGGAAGACATTGAAATAATAAAAAGGTCAGAAAGGGAGTTCATGGAGCTTGTGAAAAAAAGAAAAAAGCCGGCTCTCATTCTGCCGGAAATTTAAAACAGGAGGAATACCAAAAAGATGGAATTAAAAATTTACAATCCAACAATGGATAATGCACTAAAGCACATTGACTGGAACTTTGAGGAATTAAAAAAGGAAGTTACTGAAAAGGCAAACGTGTACAAGTCATTGGTGTACACGGATGAAAACATAAAGGAAGCAAAGGCTGACAGGGCAACACTTAATAAGTTCAGCAAGGCATTAAATGACGGAAAGAAAGATGTCAAGAAGATGATGCTTGAACCATACAGTGTGTTTGAAGGCCAGGTAAAGGAACTGATTGCAATTGTAGATGAGGCAAATGCCAACATTGACAGTCAGGTAAAGGCTTATGACCAGAAGAAAAGGGAAGAGAAGCTTATAAAGGTTGAGGAGATATATGACAGGACCTTTGCAAGTGCCGAAGAGCTGAAGGAGATACTCACATTCAAACGTGTTTTCAAGGAAAGTTATCTGAATGTGACAACAACATTAAAGTCAATAACCAATGATATGGAGCATATGAGAGACAGTGTAAGACACGATTTGGAAGTCATTAATGCTGAAACCGGTGAATATCAGTTTGAAATGAAACAGAAATACATTGAAACCCTCAACATTACAGAAGCATTGATGGTTAAACAGACATACGAGGAAAATGCAAGAAGAAAAGCCGAGTATGAGGCAAGAAGAAAGGCAGAGTTTGAGGAAAGACAGGCAAGAGAAAAGGCAGAAGCCGAAAAACTTGCAGAGGCAGGAAAGAAGGAACCGGAGCAGAAGCAGGAAAGTGTTTCACAGACTGTTGAGGAAGAGGCACAGGAAGAAAGAACAGAAGAAAATCAGGAAGAGAAAACACACACAATAGTAATCAGGGTGTGTGGAACAGGAAACCAGCTCAATGCATTGGGTGAGTTCCTTACGAAAAACAACATTAAATATGAGCAGATACAGTAGGAGGAAATGAAATGGCAGTATCAAACAGTTTGGCAAAAAGACAAGAAACAAGTTTTACGGCATATTTGAAAAATGATGCGGTAAAGAATCAGATTAATGAGGTTGTTGGTGGAAAGAACGGAAAGAGATTCATCAGTTCAATAGTAAGTGCGGTTGGAAACAATCCAACATTACAGGAATGTCAAAATTCATCAATAGTAAGTGCAGCATTGCTTGGAGAGAGTCTTAATCTATCTCCAAGTCCACAGCTTGGACAGTATTACATGGTTCCGTTCAAGGATAACAAAACAGGAACAAAGGTGGCACAGTTCCAGCTTGGATACAAGGGCTACATTCAGCTGGCAATCAGATCAGGACAGTACAAGAAGTTAAATGTGCTGGCAATTAAGAAAGGTGAGTTAATCAGATTCGATCCACTTAATGAAGACATAGAAGTAAATCTCATTTCAGATGAAAATGAGAGAGAAAAGGCAGAAACAATTGGCTATTATGCAATGTTTGAGTATGTCAATGGATTCAGGAAGGCAATGTACTGGTCAAAGGAAAAGATGAAGGCTCACGCAGTGAAGTATTCACAGGGATATGCATCAGACTTGAAGAAGGGAACGAAGTGGACCTTCTGGAGCAAGGACTTTGACGGAATGGCATACAAGACAATGTTGAGACAAATCATAAGCAAGTGGGGAATAATGAGCATTGACCTACAGACAGCACTTGACAGTGACATGACAGTAATTAATGAGGATGGAACACATACATATGTGGAAACAACACCTGTTGAGCAGTCAGAAGATGAAACTTATGAGGAAGTAGTGGAGCAGACAGCAGAACAGACAGTTGAGGAAACAGAGAGTGTTCCAGAAGAAAAGAAAAACAATGAGGAACCGGCTGAAAACAAGGTTCAGACAGAATCAAAGCCATTCTTCAATTATTAAAAAACAGACAGTCATAAATCAAAATATATATCACAAAATTGTAAGACCTGTCACCTGAATGGTGGCAGGCAGAAAGGAGACGTGACAATGAACATTTCAGATTACATCCCTTTCGGAAAGGACAATGCGATTTCAAGAAAAAAGCTAGAGAAGGTGACAGGATTGTCAGACAGAGACATAAGGGAAGAAATTGCAATGGCCAGAAGAAACACGGTAATACTTAATCTGTCCAACGGACAAGGGTATTTTCAACCAATAGAGGGCGAGGAAGATGAACTTGTCATTAAGTATTACAAACAGGAAAGCAGCAGATTAAAGAGAATAGGTTGGTCGTTGCTGGCAACAAGGAAAAGAGTAAGGGAGATACAGAATGGCAGTTAATGCAAGGCAGAAGGGGGCAAGGTTTGAAAGACAACTTGCCGGGCATCTAAGGGAATACGGATACAGAACCAGAAGAGGCCAGCAGTATTGTGGGGCAAATGGTGATGCAGACGTTGTGGGACTTCCGGGAATACATATAGAAGCAAAACATCAGGAAAAAATGCACTTGTATGACTGGATGGAGCAGGCAAGAAGAGATTCAAGGCAGGATGAACTTCCGGCAGTGTTTCACAAGAAAAACAATGCAGACATCCTGGTGACAATGACACTTGATGATTGGATGCAGATATATAGGGAATATGAAGCAGGAAACTACATTAAGATGGGAGAAACAAATGGGAAGACCTATAAAGGCAGGACTTAGTTATTTCCCGAAAGATGTTGATTATTATGAGGACTTTAAAATAATGGATCTGATGAATGAATATGGTCCATTGGGTCAAACCATTTACGACATAGTCATTTCGATGGTTTACCGAGAGGGTTACTTTCTTGAGTTTAAAAACTTTGAACAGCTCAAGAAGAACCTTCCGGTTAAAATCATCAAGACAATCGGTAACAGATGGGTTAACAAAAAAGACTTTGTGTTACAAGTTATTCTCTCTTGTGCGGACATAGGTCTGTTTGATCATGACCTCCTGATGCAAGGAGTTATAACCTCTGTTGGAATTCAGCGACGCTACGATACAGTGACTGTTAGGAACAAAGTCCAGAAAACAAGGTACAGGTTGATTGATGAAAAAGGTCAACCCTTATTAAATGAACCATTAAAACCGATAAATGTAACAGAAACAAGTGTAAATGTAACAGAAACCAACATAAATGATGCGGAAATACAACAAAAGAAAATAAAAGAAAACAAAAGTAAAGAAAATATAAAGTATTTTTCCAACGAAAACCTTAATGACGTGTTTAGGCAATTTCTGGAACTTAGGGAACAAAAGGGAAGACAGATTGTTGGCTATCAGATACAGACATTGATTGAGAGACTTGAACAGGTGGCAGACACGGACGAGGAGAAAATACAGGCAGTCAAGAATGCCATAGCAGGTGATTGGAGTAATTTTTATCCTGTAAAGAAAGAGCAACAAAACAAGAAGACATTTAATGACCAAAGGCAATATGACTACCAGGCATTGGAAAGACGACTTATTGAAAACAGAGACAAGAGGAGGAAACAACAAAATGAAAGTTAAGGACATAGAAATTCGCTTAGAGGAATTGGACAGAATGGAATCGCAGATTTTATTTTCAGTTTCAATCTTATCAGCAGATGATCACGTAAGATTGGCAAGAATCAAGGAAGAGAGAGCAGAGCTTAAGGCGAAGCTGGAGAAAATGAATGAGAAAAAAGACAAGTAAGGAATTTGGCTGCATTTTAACACACGAACAGGAAGAGTTCATAAATGACGGAAGACCAAGAGACAATGCACTAAAGATTTTTAGGGCAAAGGCTTATGGCAATGGAGGAAATAAGGATGGCAAGAATGTCAAAAGAGGAACAGGCAAGACGTGAGGGTATGGCATATGCTCTTAGGTTTGCAAGAGAAAAGGGATTGGATGCCTTGGAAGCAGACCTGAAAATGAGAAATGCCATTGACCTACCTTTAAGGGTATCAAAGGCAGACTTAGACAAATTCAGTGACAATGTTAAGTACAACACAGTACTGTATGTAAAAATCCTAATGGCTGTAACAATGCATGATGAATTTGGTTTTGGTAACAAAAGAATAAAGCAGATGTTTGAGAGATTCGACAACAAGGCTGAATGCATTGCAGAGGATTACAGCACATGGGAAGAGCAGATAAGCATAATTGCAGAAGAATGTGGAATAGATATGGACAGCGAAAGAAGAGACTTAAGAACAGTGATTAAATAAATTAATTTAAAGGCAAAGGAGTAAATAACCAATGAAGAATACACTATCAGATTTGAACAACTATTTGTTTGAAGCAATTGAAAGAATAAATGATGATGAGCTGTCAATGGAAGAACTTGATAAGGAAATCAAGAGAAGTGAATCGGTCAACAAGATTGCCAAGACAATCATTGATAATGGAAACCTGGCATTGCAGGCGAAAAAGCACTTTGATGAATACGGAAGCGGTGAGGATGTGGAAATTCCATTGCTTGGAATAACAAACAAATGAATGGAGAGCTGTAAGCAATGTATGGAATGAAATACACAGATGAAATGAAGCAATTCATTCTGGATAATTACAAGGGAAGATATAACCAGGAGCTTGCAGACCTGTTTAATCAGAAGTTCAATACCAACATAACAAGTAGAACGATTAAATCCTACAAGGCAAACAATAAATTAAATTCAGGATTAAGTGGCAAGTTCAGAAAAGGGCAGGCACCGCACAACAAGGGCAAGAAAATGCCAAAGGAAGTCTATGAAAAAGTAAAACATACAATGTTTGCAAAGGGCAACGTTCCACCAAACCACAGACCTGTTGGAAGTGAAAGAATTTCAAAAGACGGATACATAGAGGTTAAGGTTGCGGAGCCTAACAAGTGGAGATTAAAGCAGAGAGTTGTGTATGAAGAAGCTAAGGGAAAAATCCCCGAAGGCTGTCCAATAATATTCCTTGATGGAAATAAGAGAAATTTCGACATCGACAATTTAAGGTGCATAACCCGGTCGGAACTACTATATCTCAACTGCAACGGGTTGAACAATTCAAATGAGATTACGGAAACTGGGATTCTAATGGCAAGGTTAGACAGAACCAAGAACAAAAAGAAGCAGGAACTAAAGGACAAAAATGTTAAGAAATGTTAAGGAGTGAGAGAAATGTTAAATATCGAAAAGTATAAAGAAGAATTGGAGAATATTGGAGTGATTAACCCTAATGGACTGGCAGTTATAGATGGAAAGCCATGTATGTGTCAGGAAGCTGAGTGTAATATGTGCGAGTTGCGTAGCGAAGAAAGCTGTTGCTTTTATAAAACAGATAATTGGCTATTCTCAGAATACAAAGAGCCAGAAGTTGACTGGTCAAAAGTCAAGGTTGATACACCTATATTGGTTAGAGATAATGAAGATGAAGAATGGACTAAAAGATATTTTGCAGAATTTATAGATGGAATAGTTTATACATGGGGAGGTGGAACTACATCTTGGACAGCGAGTGGTGAATATGCTGTGATTTCTTGGAAATACGCAAAATTAGCAGAAAGCGAGGAAAATTAGATGAAGAAATCAACAGCAGAAACCATAGCATATGCGATTAAAAAAGAGTGCCAGATGTCCTCATTGTACGATTGGTGTGAAAGTTGGGATATTACAATAGATGAATTTGACGAATTTTTAGCACTTGCAGTAGATAATGCGGAAGTAGAAGAACGTTGAACGATAGGGCAAAATGGTGCATCGTTCAACACAAAACTAGCAGAAAGTGAGGAGTGGGAAAATGACAATTGATAAAATGGTAGAAGAGTTATTGAGTGAGCAGATAGAAGAAAAAGACGGAATCAAATTTACAAAAAAATCAATAGAATTGATACATGACATAACAAAAGAGTGCGAAAAAATCGCAATAGTAAAGAAGACGCAGGAGCAGGCTGAGGAGTTTGCAAAAGAATTAACAGCAGAAGATGTTTATATTCATATGTTAACAAGAATCATAGATGCTCCAACACAGATACATAGGAGATGTGTACCAAGAATGTTGATTCCTGTTATTGATAAAAAACTGAAAGAGAGGGGATTGTAATGAGATTAATAGAAGCAGATGAGTTGATGGATTTCATAAGCGAACATGCCGAGCAAATACAATACGCAATCGAACATAAGGATATGGAAATATTAGAATTGTTAATAAAGCAGATACCAACAGCCTATGACGTGGATAAGGTCATAGAAGAAATAGAAGAATGGACAGCAAGAATAAATGTAATTAATGATAAAAGCGGTAAAGTAGGACAAGTTGATGTTATAGGTTCAAATAAAGCAATTAAGATTGTGGAAGGTGGTGGAGTAAGTGGCGATAATTAACACATTGGCAATAGTCCTGGTAATTGGAGCAGTGTTCGTCTTGTGGGCGATATGTAAGTTGCAGGATAAGGATTAGAAACAAAGGTACATTGACAATTGAATATTGGTAGTTTATATCTGCAAAAATTGCGCCAAAATCCTTTCTGATAAAATGGTGTTATACAATAAATGTATAAAACTAAAGAAAGGAGACAAGCAATATGAAAACAAATGTAAAAGATTGGTTTAATGATAATATATTAGAACCAGAAATGTACATGTGGATAATAGAACATGTAATTGATGTTTGCGTAATTCTATTTATATGTGTGATAATAAGCAAATATAAGAATTGTACGACTTTGGCATTGATAGCAAAATGTTTTTTAGAATCTGCAAAAATAGTTGTATCAATTGGCGCATGTGCA